TATTGGAAGAATTATCTTTTTTATCTTTTACCGCTGACAACAACATTATAACTGCTGATAGTGAAATATTGACTGTTGATGCTGATAGATTTGAAAAAATAAATGTTGTAGTTTATAGAGACAAAATCTTTTGTACAAATCAAAACAAAGATAATTATACGGTTAATGAAAATCAATACGTAGCAAACGTTACAAACAACGAATTTAAAATATATGAGTAATATATCAATTGTAAATTTAAGTGCTTATACAAGTCCTGTAATACAAGAAAACAAGAAGAATAACTATATTGAATATGGTGCTGACAATAATTACTTTCAATATTTAATTGATAGATATTTATATAGTGCTACAAATGGTGCTATTATTACTGGTGTTTCTAATATGATTTATGGTAAAGGATTAGATGCTTTAGATTCTAATAGAAAGCCTAATGAGTATGCACAAATGAAATCTATTATAAAAGATTCTGATTTAAAGAAAATAGCTTTAGAACGCAAACTTTTAGGAATGGCTGCAATGCAAGTTGTAATGGAAAAAAAGCAAGTTAAACAAGTGCTTCATTTTCCTATGCATACATTACGTGCTGAAAAATGTAATGATAAAGGACAAATAGAAAATTGGTATTATCACCCTGATTGGACTAAAAAGAAACCAAGCGAAGAACTAAAGCGTATTCCATCTTTTGGTTTTGGTAATGGTAATGAAGTTGAGGTTTATATTCTGCATCCTTACGTTAGTGGGTTTGACTATTATAGTCCTATTGACTATTCTGGTTCTTTACCTTATGCTTTATTAGAAGAAAACATTGCAGATTATCAAATCAATGATTGTCAAAACGGTTTTAGTGGTACTAAAGTAATCAATTTCAATAATGGTATTCCTTCTGAAGAAATGCGTGATAAAATGAAACGTGACGTACTTGGTAAATTAACAGGTGCAAGAGGCGAAAAAGTTATTATTGCTTTTAATGCTAATGCTGAAAGTAAAACTACAGTTGAAGATTTACCTTTAAATGATGCTCCAGCACATTACGAATATTTAAGTAAAGAATGTTTTGAAAAATTAATTGTAGGTCATAGAGTTACAAGTCCTATGTTATTAGGAATTCGTGAAACAGGTGGTGGCTTAGGCAACAATGCAGACGAAATAAAGACTGCTACGCTATTATTTGATAATATAGTTATAAAACCATATCAATTAGAAATAACAGACGCTTTAGATGAAATTTTAGCAATTAATAGTATATCATTAAAATTATATTTTAAAACAATACAGCCTTTAGAATTTGTTGATGTTAGTGGTATGAACGCTGAAACTACAGAAGAAGAAACAGGTGTTAAAATGAGTTCTGAAAATATTGAATTAGATGAATTTCTTTTTTCTAAAGGTGAAGTATTATCTGATAATTGGGTTTGTGTTGATTCAACAGAAGTTGATTATGATACTGAAAAAGAATTAGATGCAGAAATTGAAAATTTAAATAAAAAAAATATACTATCTAAGATATATGATTTTGCAACTACTGTAACAGGTAGACCAAATTCTAAATCTGAACAAGATAAAGAAATAGATAGTTTTAAATTTATCACAAGATATACTTACGATGGTAATTCAAGTGCAAGTTCTGATAGAGAATTTTGCGTAAAGATGATGAGAGCAAGTGAGAATGGAAGGGTTTATAGAAAAGAAGATTTAGAAAATGTAGATACTAAAATTGTAAATCCTGGTTTTGGACACAATGGACAATCTTATAATTGCTTTCTTTATAAAGGCGGTCCAAGATGCCATCATAAGTTCACAAGAAAAACTTTTGTAAATATGGAAGGTGTTAAAATTGATGTAAATAACCCAAATGCTAAAACTATATCAGTAGCAAAAGCAGAAAAATATGGTTATAGAGTTAGGAATCCTAAAGAAGTCGCAATGATGCCTAATGATATGCCTTTAAAAGGTTTTCATCCTAATAATAAAAACTTACCTAAAGACGTAAAATAAATGGCAAAAGCATTATTCATAAGCACAAATGATTTAGTAAAGAATACATTTTTAAATGGAAATGTTGACCCTGATACATATACACAATATATTTTTCAAGCACAACAAGTTCACGTACAAAATTATTTAGGTACAAAATTATATAATAAAATTAATGATGGAATTGTAGCTGGTAATTTATCTGCACCATATACAACGCTTTTAAGCGACTATATTAAAATGATGGTTATACACTTTACTATGGTTGAATTTTTACCTTATTCGTCTATTAAAATAAGCGAAAAAGGTGTATTTAAACATAATTCTGAAAATAGTACAAATGTAGATAAAACAGAAATAGATTCATTAATTGCAAAGTCAATGGGTACTGCTCAATCATATACAAATAGATTTATTGATTATATGACTTTTAACCAAGTTTTATTTCCTGAGTATAATAGTAATTCAAATGCTGATGTATATCCAGATAAAGACGCAAATTTTACAGGATGGGTACTATAAAAGAAACATATAAACCAAAAGAAGTAAACGTAAAAAAGTTAGAAATTTTTTTAAATAAATTAGATAAAAGAAATGATACAAACAATTAACATAGGTACAATCCCAAACGATGGTACAGGTGATACTATAAGAAATGCATTTGATAAAGTTAATGATAATTTTATTGAAGTGTCAAAAGGTTTATATGCTCAAACTGCTTTGGGTACACCTATTGTAACAGCAAGTGGAGAGGCTTCTTTAATTGGAACAGGAGTAGGTGCATTAAGCGTACCTGCAAATGCTTTTAAAGTTGGTGATTCATTTGTAGCTAAAATGTGTGGTAGATTAACTTGTGCTAATAATCAAATATTACATTTTAGGGTTCGTTCTAATGGTGTTGTTATTATAGATGCCTTAGAATATACTTTGGCAACTACAACTGACAAATATTTTGATTTAGTTTTAGATTTTACGGTTACTAAAATTGGTGCTGCAGGAGTAGCTGAATTATTTGCAAATGGAATGTTCACTTACAATAAAAATGCTGGTTTAGCAATAGAAGGAGCACATTTTGGGCAGGTTAGTAATACTGTTTTTGATACAACTGTTAATAATTCATTAACAATAACAGCACAATGGATAACTTCAAACGCTGCAAACACAATACGTTCACAGAATTTCACATTAACTAAAGTATATTAATTATGGCAAATGATATTGGATGGGGTCAAGGTACTTCAAATAATGATATTGGATGGGGTCAAGGTGCTATTAATAATATAATTTCTTGGGGAGTTTCTTATTATACAAGTTGGACAGGTGAAACTGATATTTTAGGAAGTCCAATTCCTAATATAATTAATACATTTAAAGCAAGAGTTATAGTTGATGGCGGAACATTTGAAGCTGATTCTTGTTTAAATACAACACTAACAAATTTAAATAATATATAATGAGTTTATTAGAAAAAGCGTCGTTAATTGTAACGCCAAATGCATATAAAGAAAGCATACTTTATTCAGTAGTTCCAAATACTACTTTAGGAGATATGACTGTAGTTCGTGCTACAACAGCAACAAGAGTTAATAGTGTGGGATTGATTGAAAGTGTAGGTGTCAATGTACCAAGAATAGATTACACAAACGGAAGTTGCCCGAGTTTATTGGTAGAGCCTCAAAGAACTAATTTAATTACTTATTCAAATACTTTTACTAATTCCGCTTGGGATAAAGGTATAACAACAATAAATGCAAATGTTATAATTAGTCCTGATGGAACTTTAAATGCTTCTAAATTATCAGATACATTGCAAGGAAATAATGCATATAGACTTTACAATTCTGTAACATTATCTGCACAAAGTTATACTCAAACTTTTTACGCAAAAGCTGCTGAGTATAATTGGTGTTATGTAAGAATAGGAAATGATTTAAGAGCTTGGTTTAATGTTTCAAACGGGACTGTTGGTCAAGTTACAATCGGTTTAACAGGCTCTATAATATCAGTTGGAAATGGCTGGTATAAAATTACGTGTACAATTACAACAGCATCTGCTGGAGGCGGATTTGCTTTAATTGGATTATGTACAGGAAATGGTATTGAAAGTTATACCCCAACAACTGGAGAAAAAGGAATATATATTTACGGTGCTCAATTAGAAGCTGGCTCTTACGCTACTTCATACGTTCCGACTGTAGCTACCTCAGTAACACGTAACGCTGATGTAATATCTAAAACAGGAATAAGTAGTTTAATAGGTCAAACAGAGGGGACTTTGTTTGTTGATTTAAAAAATGCTTATAATGGTTGGATAACTTTATCTGATAATTCTGATGCAAATGGCGTTTTGCTTTCTTTTTCAAAAGAATATTCTACATTAAATTATTTTATATACGCTAATAGCGTAGATATAATAGGAACTGGATTTGTAGCTTTACCAAGTGAACCGATGAAATTAGCATTCAAATATAAAAGTGGCGAAATAAAACTTTTTGTTAATGGTGTTTTAGCTTACACTAATACGGCTACTTTTTCTTTTTCTAATAATTTAAACTTCTTTGGAAATAGATTTTATTGGGGCGGTGGATTATTTGAAGGTTCTATTAATTCAGAACAACTTTATAAAACAGCTTTAACAGATGCAGAATGTATTAATTTAACAACTTTATAAAATGAAAATATATAAACTACATTATACTGACAAAGAAACAGCAATAAAAGACTTCATTAAAAAAGGAGTCTATATTGAAACAAAAAAAGAACTTGTTTACGGTAAAGGAATACAAGCTATTGTTGAAATTGGTAAAATTGTTCTAACAAATGGAACATACGATGCTGATTTTAAGGAAATAACAGCACCTGTTTACGCTGACGGATATGCTTACGATATTATGAGTGATAACGTAATTGTATTTGAAAGCGAAATATTTCCTAAAAATAGCAAACACGGATTCGCAAGATGATTTTAATACCACAGGATAAAGCAAATCATTTCATTTATGGCTTCTTTATATACGTTTTAAGCAACTATTTTCTAAATGACTTATATAGTATCGGAATAGTATTTTTATTCGCTTTAGGCAAAGAAATTAAAGACCAAATAGTTTACAAAGGATTTGATTATAAAGATTTATTAGCAACAATGATTCCCTCAATCGTATTACATTTTTTAAAATGAGCAAAGAACAATTTGATATAATATTAAATAAATGGATTTCTCGCAAGTTACTTGTTTTTATGGTAGCTTGTGGAGGTTTATTTAGCGGTCAATTAACTTCGAGTGATTGGGTTATTATTGCGACTGCTTACATAGGAATAGAAGGTATTACAAACATAGTTGAAAGATTAAGAAAATAATGGATAATTTAGAACAATTAAGCAGAGACATAAAAGAAATTAAACAAGCTTTGTTAGGAAGTGAATTTAATAATTTTAAAGGTATGGTTTCACAAGTCAAAGAAATTGATGACAGAGTTGGTAATTTAGAAGTTTTCAAAAACGAAGTTTCTGTTTATATAAATCAATTTAAAGTTGCTTTTGTAATTATATTTGGTTCTTTGATTACTTTAATTTTTAAATTATTTTCAATAAGATGAAGTTAAACAATAATGGCTATTTACTTATTACAGAGTTTGAAGGATATAGTTCTAAACCTTATTTATGTTCTGCAAAGATACCTACAATAGGATATGGTAACACATATTATTCTGATGGTAAACGTGTAACAATGTTAGACAAAGAAATAAACAAACAACAAGCGTTTGAAATGTTTAAAGTAATTGCTGATAGATTTGCTTCTAAAGTTTCTAATTTAGTTAAAACACCATTAAATCAAAATCAGTTTAATTCTTGTGTATCTTTAGCATATAATATTGGAATGGCTAATTTTATGAATAGTACACTTTTAAAATGAGTTAATAAAAACCACAATGATATTTTAATTGGATTAGAATTTAAGAAGTGGAATAA